AACGCTCATGCTTGACTCCAAGGAAGAGGTGGCGTGATGATAGGAGGGTTTACCAAGTCAGCAATGTTAAGACTGAGCCTTGACTCTATCTCTGTCTTCTCTACGCCGCTTGCCCATATCCAACTTAGTACGTCATCAAGAGTAAGACTGTCGTAGTTTATGAAGTCACCACCTTTGTAAGTAAAGCTGCAAGAGCCATAGTTGGTAGAAGAGTAAGACTGGTCATCTTGCTCTTGGGTAGCCGTGCATCTCCAGTAAGCCTCTGTCACTACTTTTGTATGACCTTCTGATTGTGGCAAGCAACGTAACTGCTCTACTTTCCAGTTGTATGCAATAGTCATGATATTTCCTTTAGGTTAAGCGATGCCTGCGTCTGCTAGGCGTTTACGAAGTGATTGAATTTCAGCCCACATTACTGGAATAAGGGCAGAAGCATCCATTTGCTGATACACAGGCTTGCCATCCGCATCAACAGCGTCTTTCTCACCAGTGTGTGCATAGGCAGGGACTTCATGAGCAATAAACATTGGACGCTCTTGTGTAGCGTCTTTCATCTTGCCCATGTAAACAGGCACAGAATCAATCAATGCGCCGCTACCAATTACAGGGCCATAAATGTCTTTAGCGCGGTAGTCTGAAGTTACGTTGTATGCGACAAGGCCACCAGCGCGGTTGTAAGAAATTGTGCCTCTACGAGTTGCGGAAGTTTCTGTGTAGAAATCTACAAAAATTGGATCTCCTGTTGTGACTGCATTCCAACAAACATAATTTCCATTTGAAGAACCACCAGAATTTTTTGCCCAAACAGCGCAATTATTTGCATTACCAGTACCATCTACTTTAATTCTTCCATCTACTCCACTCGTAATCCCCACCAGCAAGTTACCGCTGGAGTCGATACGCATACGTTCTGTGCTGTTTGTAAGCATACGCATATAGTTGCTAGCGTTGTCATACTCAATACGACCTAGCGTGGGGCTTGCGGTGCTGCCAAAAGTAATTGAACTTGCGTTTGAAGCATTGGCGACTAAAGCAATTCCAGCGTTTGCAAATCCTGTTGTATCACCAACTAAAAGTTGAGCATTAGCAACGGCTGAAGGCAATGTGCCGCCTCCCCAAGACGTTAATTTGTTTGGTGGCGAACTCGTCCCTATCCCTACGTTACCGCTGTTATTAATACGCATATACTCGGAGCCGCCATACGCGCCAAATGCAAAAGACGAGTTATTAGAATTGTAAATATAGACCCCAGTTGAATCTGTGGAATCCCATAAGTACAAGTTTGCACCTTGTGCTGCTGAAATGTTTCCATTAGTAGCTATTTTTGAACTATAGCTTGCTGCATTTACGCCAACCCCTAGACGCGACCCGTCAAACGTTAGCGCACTACCACTTGTAAGTACCTTGCTGCCGTTAAGGTAGGCTACCCCGTTGGCTGTGCCGTATGACAGCGTAAGGCTTGTAATCACTGTGCCGTTAGTGATGTTGTCAGTAGTGATGTTGGCAGTGGTTACGTTAGCGGTTGTAATCGTTGACGTAGTGACTGTCTCAGTACCAATAACAGCGGTAGTAATGTTTGCCGTAGTCACGTTAGCAGTAGTAATAGCCACGTTTGTTATCGTGACATTGCCGCTGCTGATAGTGACGTTAGCCAGCGTCATGTTGTTAAGCGTAGTCACGGTGTTACCCAACTGGATAGCCGTGTTACCTAACGTGATGACAGTATTAAAGTTACTGTCAAGCTGCGACAACGGAATAGACGATGTTGCCGTACCGAATGTATATGGGACTGCCATTTAGAACCTCACTCTCAATTCATGTTCAAACTCAAACGTGTTGTACACAAAGCTGGCGCTGTTACTTGTGATGGTCAAGCCTAAATACTTGCCGTATTGCTGCGCGTCACTCTTGTACAGGGCGTAACCGTTGGACGTAAGCCAACCAATAGTTACGTTAGTGTTATTTTTCCAAGGTATAGCTGCACCGCTATTGTTATACCAAATAACACTGTTGTCTAGCGTGTAAACCGGGCTAGAACCTCTTTCACTATCTACCGTTACGTTGATAGATGCTGCGTTGGCAAGTGTGGCCTCTATGCCAAACTTCAAAGCCTGTTTTGTGCGGATAGGGTCACCCATAGGCATCAAGGCCGTGCGGATGGTGCTGGCTACATTGCCAGTGGAATCGCTATACAGGCGGTAGAGGTCTGTGCCAGTAGTGCCGTACAGGTTAATCAGCCCGGACAAGGGTACAGAGGTAATGTAAGTCAGGCTACCTTGGCTAGTAACAAACCACTTCTTCTCAAAGAACACCACCTGTATAGCACGAGGGCTGGACAGCGGGTCATTGTAAGTAAAGGAGAAAGCTGCACACAGAATGTTGTTCAGCAGCACCTGACCAGCAGATACCGGCTTTGTGAAGTCTATGTACGGGAAGATACCGTCTAGCTGGTCTGAAATCTTACTGGTAGTAGAGCCAACCAAAGCATAGATACCGTAGTCGTTCATGAACAGAACAGAACGGAAGTACGGGAAGATGGCGTATATACGTTTTGTACCTACGCTGGCGCTGACGTTGGTGTTGGTGAACAGAGTTGCTCCACTGGTGGTAACCCGCAAGTCTGAGAACACGTTGATGCTGTCATCACCAAAGATGTACAGAAAGTTGTTGGCAGACAGCAGGCCTTTAATGTTGCCGTGCAACGTAGAGTCTGTCAGCGTTGCAACTCCAGTAGATACAGAAGTAAAGTCTGTGTAGCTACTTAAAGTAGGCGCAGCAGAGTAATACACGTTACGTCCAGCCGCCACCCACACCCTGCCAGAGAAAGTAGCAACGTCAACTATTTGGTCAAGGTTGATTATCCCGGTAGCAGTAGCACCAGAACCGGGTACACCGCTGCTGTCGGCAATAACCACCGTCACGTTAGACGTAGAGGTGTATCCAGCGCCGGGGTTGGACATCAGAATCTGGGTAATCTGACCACCGCTGACAATGGCGTTGGCAGTTGCCCGTGTTGTCCAGCCGGTTACATCTCCAATAGTCACTGTGACGTTAGAAGAGTTGGTGTAGCCTGTACCCAGCGTATTCATTACTACGGACACTGTGCCTGTCTTAAACGTGACTAGCGAGGCAATAGCGGTAGCACTGGTATTTGCGCCACCACCAGAGATAGTTACGGTAGGAGGTAGCGTGTATCCTTGACCAGCGTTTGTCAGAGTGATTGTGGTGACTACATTGCTTCCTGCAACATTGCTGATGGTTGCGATAGCAGTAGCTTGTATATTGCCGGTAGTCTCTTGCGGGGCAGAGAGGGTAACGCTGGGAGTGGTTGTGTACCCAGCACCAGCACTTCTAACTCCTATAAAGCCTACAGAGCCTATGCTGGATACGTTAGCGCCGTCCCAAGTAAACAATCCCTTGTCTGGGTCACCAATGATGACGCGCTGGTTCTTGTATTGGGCGGCAGATACGTTGGCAAAGGAAAACGTGCCAGCAGCAGCTACATTGCCTATGTTGGCGGTGTTGCTGACATCTAGCTTGACGTACTGCGCACTACCGTTGGCTTCAAAACCAAGGATGTAGTCATTAATGTCAATGTTGGCAGAGGTAAGAAAGCTGACCGTGTTGGCAAAAGCAATGACGTTGCCACCAGTGTCTTTGACGGTAGATTGAGAAGGAACAATCTTGATATTGCCGTGACCAATCGGCATGGCGTTCTCAATCCACGCGAACTCATCCTCTTTTATCGCCGTTCTATTAGCCTTTGTGTTTAGGCTAGTGAAGTTCTTGACGACAGCATACGACTTTTTTTGCTCTGCTGCTGCCATGATTAGTACGGGCTAGAGTAAGGGTCAGGAATGCGGCGCGTGAATACAGAGTTCTGTACAGCGTTGACTTGCTTGCTGTACTCTTGTTTGTAGATTTCAGCCTCACCATAGCTTTGTTCTTTGTACTTGGCTTTGTAGGCTGCGTAGAAGGCCACAGGGCCAGTGTACGGGGCAACGATGGTATCAACCACGCTAGGAGCAGATGTTAGCAACGGCGTAGGCATGATTACCGTATCTA